GAATTACATCTCCTTCCTGACTCCCTGCCAATATACATGGTTCAATCAAGTCAGGTGGAAATACAGCGAAGTGTGCTCCTTTGTATGGTTTATTGGTTATTGTCCAAACATCTCGTTTATTTTTCCGTTCATAAGACTTGGTAAGACCACTATGAGGTTGTAACCCAGTGCCAGGATTGTGATACTTACCCGCATCGCGGTTCCTTGTTCCCCAGTCTTGCTTAACTGGTTCTTTGATTGCTTCGTTGTCATAATAATACTTTTTGTTTTTAGATAATAAGAATAGGTACTCATGTGATTTAGTACATCTGTCACGCACTGACTCTGGCATAGGATTAGGTTTATGCCATATGATATCCTGACGTAGATACCATCCATCTGCACGTAATGCGAATGCTAACATCCATGGTATGCCTATCAGGTCTTTCTCTTTGAGTCCTTCTAGTTTGTTACCTCTACGTGCACACGTATCAGGTAGGTCTTGCTTAGTCTTAGACACTGACTGTTTGACTAGTGCTTGACCCTTGCCAGGTCTATAGTTATAGTAACTATCTCCTATGTTGACCCATAACGTACCATCATCTGTCAATACATCACGCACTGATCTAAACACTGACACAAGATTGTCAATAAATTGCTCAGGTGTGTCCTCCTGTCCTATCTGGTTCTCTTCTCCTCCATAGTTACGTAATCCGTAATATGGTGGCGATGTGACACACATGCGTGCCTTTGTATCAATGGTGGGGAGTGTATCTCTACAGTCTCCAAATAATATAGTATTTTTCATGCAAAGTTGAATGCTACAGTAACACGATCAGTTTTTAAACTAGATGGTGGTACGCAATGTTCTAAGTATGATCTGAATATAATTACTGTCCGTTCTTGTGGTGGTGCTATAATAACTTCTTGATTGAATGGTGTATCACGTTTTTTATTCTTTGGTGGTAGCATACCTCCGTGGTCAGGTCTTTTAATATGAAGTCCTTGTGAGTCCTCTCCTGATTTCATGAAATATACTGCTGAGAATATACTATTGGGATGTACATGATACTCTTGATATCTGTTGCTATTGTATATGTTATACCATCCCTCTGTGCAATGGTAATCATCATCACTACCATGTGCTCTTGCTAATTCATGAACACATTGTGTAATACGTTCTACTAGTGGTCTAAATTCTAAATAATCCACTATATTTGATTGTCTGTAACAGTTATCAGGTGAACGTTTTCCACTCAACCAATCTTGAGTATTCCCTGCACCAAATATACTTCGTAATTTATATACTTTACTAATAAGAATATCATTCTCTTCTGGTGTAAGCACATCAGGTTGTGCATATAAACCAATAGGAAATGCATCTATAATATTATTTACTGTTTTAACACTAATCATGAGGATGTTTCAATTTGTCTTCGACCCAATGGTCTTCATTATTAATTCCTGCTGCTTTGACATAACGTAGTATGTGATCATCTATCTGGTCAAATACTGGATGTAAATTCAGATCCATGTTAATATCATGTGCTATCTGTGCTACTTGGTCTTCTGTAAAGCAATGATCGGGATGCAATAGGTCACAGCATGGTATCCTTTTCTCGATCAGTTCGTTGAGATTAATTCTAATCTCATAGTCTCTATATACTGGCATTGTATTGATCTTTATATTTAATTATAACACATTTATTCCCAATCCGCATCCCAATCTATTTCTTCTTCATCTCCCCACATGATGTCAAATGAATCCTGATCCTCTCTATCAAAATGATTGATACCCCACTGTAGCATTTTATATCCCTCTAAACTACTGAATGATATGGTACTATCTCCTTCATTCATAGCAAATCCACGTTTCAACCACTCTGTAAGGTCATGTTCTGGATATGCATCTATCATCATAGTGACTAACTGTTCAAATTTATCACGATCCAGATGCTTGTATTCATTCCATGGATAGTGTTGATGTTCCTGCCACACTGGTTTATGTCCATCATAAAACATTGTCATCTGTCAAATACCTCGATGTGTTTAGTTACCCACTGTCCTGCATAGTTTAGCACAGCTTCCTCCATAGTGAAAGGTTCCTTTGTATATTCTATCATATAACCTTTCTTTTGAAAAACAAGTCTTAAAGGATCTTGATTTGCTTTGATGATCTTACCTTCACGTATTGCCTCCTTACCATACACACAATTTTCTGTGGGTATGAGATATGAGTCAGCATATGTTGGTTCAAATATAGTGCTTGTGTTGATAACATGTACAAAACGTTTATAACATGGCATTTCATTTGCATCAGGGTCGACACCAACACAGAGAGCACTTCCACCATCGGTCAATGATGTAAACCTAGTAAGTCCAGACACACGAAAACTTAGGTTAGCACCTGGTCTAAACCTAAGATATTGTGGATATCTTGCTGTCTCACTCATCCATACACCAGTAGGAAATATCAAACACCTACTATGTGCATAAAAACGTCTCAAGAAATCATTAGGAAAGTCCTTGTTCTTATCAGGCCATAGACTCTTCGCTAGTTCTATGTGTTCGTCTTCGATATAATACTTATGCTCTTCTGGGTCGTCCCCAAAAAACTTAAATCCTTTTTTGCATCCTCTATGATATAGAACAGTCAAATGATCTAATTGATCATTGAGTGTGTAGTCATTCTTCATCTATTCACTATTTCAATAAATCCTTCCTCTATCTGCCTTAACCATGATGTAGTAAATGCTGAGACATCTGGGTCTCCCTTAATAAACTCTACTATTACAGTTGGTTTATCTATAGTTAATAAGACCTTATCTGGGTCTGATACTATGAATGGTAAGTGTTGAACTACCTTGGTGTTATGATAATAAAGATCATGCATTGGTACTATTATACTACCAATTTCATGTGGTGTAAAGTAACCTGACTCTGTAACGTAGTGTATGAGTCTATTTGTAGCAGTTTTGTCTTCAAACCCTGAACATGCTACTAATCCATTTTCATCTAACGATGTCAACCTATTGATGCCAGGAAATCTAAAGTTAGTATGTGCACCATCATGATATACTATTGAGTATCCTGCGGGTTTCAATGAGTCACTCTTCCATGTACTACCAAACGATACTGTCCTATAATGAACTTGATATGTATGTCCACACTCTCGTATAATATCCTCATATCCTGCTACTTTACCATCAGGATTGTCTTTGATATGTGCTGATATAATATCATCCTGTGTCTGTACCATGATCTCAGTGGTTGGATCAGGGTCATTACCAAATATTTTTTTACCTTTGCGTGCTGAGTTACATGAGAATACAGTCATTCCATACTGCGATATGCTCTTGCCGAATGAGTATTGTGCTATTCGACTATCTTGTGTTTCAACTAGTTGATACATTAGTCCTCTGCTAACTCTGCACTAAGTGCTTCAAATTGCTCATCAAAATCATCTTCACTGTATATGTTCATGATTTGAGTCGATGTGTATATTGGATCTACACTTGCAGTATCTTTTCTTCTCATTGCTTCTTCATGCTTTACTATGTCCATAGCACTAAATTGCTGTTCAACACCTAACATTTGTGATAGTGCTAGTTTAGTTGCTTCCATTGGGCACTCTACCAACTGCTGTGTCTGAACATATGATAACACTCTTTTTGCTATTTGCATACGTATTGGTTCTTCTTCCTCTGGTCTCATCATATCTAAATCCATGTTGATAGGACCGTACCAATCGTCATTCTTAAGTGCACCATCATTATAATAAACATCGAATGCACCTGTGTCGATGTCAAAATTCTTTACTACGTAAGAAGGTTGTTGTGTTAAGTCTTGCATTGCTTTAATTGTTTTTAGGACCTCGAATGTCTCCGTCGTTGTTACCTGATTGCCCAACTCGATATGACCAACCATCAATAGCAGTTCCAGAACCGCCAGGTGTACCACCGCCAGGTGAATCTCCACCATTTTGACCTAGATTACCACCTACACCACCAACGTTAGATGTACCATTTTGTGCTGCAGGACCTGCCGAACCACCTGAGTTAAATGTTCCTGCACCTCCTCCATAACCTTGGTCACCTCCAGCTCCACCATTAGAGTTAGGATATCCTGCTCCTCCTCCACCGCCTCCGCCAGGTACGAATTCAGTTACAGGAGTTTCTCTATAGCATGTGGATCCCTTCTGACATCCATATGCTTGTTGCACATTATATGTATAGTTGGAGTTGTTACCTCCTGAGCCACCGCCACCACCGCCAGCTATAATACCACCATTATCAAGGATGAACTTGGTTCTAGTATATAGGGCACGTTGACCATTATTACCATTATTACCTACGTTACCACCGTCTCCACCTCTTGATTGTATTCTATTACCACCCTCTATTCTTAGATATATTATAGAATCAGATGAAAAATTACCTAGATTCATCTGTCTTCTAGTTATACCACCACTAAGAGTTACTAATCCCTTTATCTTATTACCACCATATCCTTGTCCTGAGATATAACTTGATAAACTCCAATCATTCTGACCACTACTATTTAAGGTGACATTGAATAGGAAATGCTCACCCTCATGTACTAGTCGCCATGATCCACTGTGTTTGACCCACACCTCCTTGGTATCTCTCCATGATCCTGAGTGTTTGACTTGGATATCTTCAATGTGCTGATAACCACTACTAGTTCTTATGGAACTGTGCCTAAGTGCATTACGTACGCTAGTTCCTGCGTTTGTAGTATTATATGGTATTGCCATAATCTATAATATCTCCTTAATACTTATACCAGATGTCTCCATCGCTTCCACCTACAGGGTTACCAGTAGATACTGTCCTTGTTCCATATGCGTTTTGTGATGCTGTTCCAAATGTAGTTCCTTGTATGCTACTAGCAGATATATTTAATCCAGATAATGTAGCAGTAGCAGGATTCCAGTTAAACTGCCCATTGTCGGAGTCAATATACTGTCTATTATATCCTGCATTATTATAGTTTGAGAATGTTACCTGATATTGTGTGTTGGCATTTGTTTCATCAATATTGATGTTGTCTGCGTTTTGTGCAGTTCCAGATGTATTCTGGTTTCCTGCAGTATTGACGCCAGGTAGATCTATGTCAGCAGTACCATTGAACGATACACCACCAATATTTCTAGCAGTTGCTAGTTGAGTAGCAGTTCCTGAGTTACCAGATATACTACCAGTCAATAACCCATTGACTGTGACATTATTAAATGTGCTAGTTCCACTACTAGTTACGTTACCAGATAATGCACCAGAGAATGTATTTGCATAAACTGTGCCTGAGAAGTGACCATCTTTCCATTTTAATGAACTAGATCCTATATCTCTTGTACCAGTTCCTTCTGGATCAACATCAGTATTGATTCTACAATTTAATGTTAGCAGATCAGATGATGCAGTGTCTCCAAGTTGTGTGGTTCCGTTGACTGTAAGCGTTCCAGTTATATTTGTATTACCTGTAGCGTCATCAACTGTAAATTTATTAACTCCTGCAGATGTTCTAACTGCAAAATCAGCATCAATATTTACCGCACTGTTAAACTCAGATGTACCTGTGACAGTCAGATTACCACCAAGTGTAGTAGCACCACTATTGACATTTAATGTTCCAGTTGATTGTATGTCAATACCTAGTCCGTTCTTAAGTTGTAAGTCTCCTGCACCATCAGTCCATGTGGATCCACTTGCTGCACCACCTGTAATTTGTAAGTTACCAGTATCAGTTAGACCAAACTTCGCCCATGCTGCACCTGTCCAGTAGTAACCAAGATGCTGTCCTGCCTGTACATTACCCTCAAATGCAAAGTCTCCTGCGTTTGCTGCAGATGCTGTGCTTGGTATGCCCAGTGTGACGTTAATCTTCTTAGTTGCTTCGTTGTTAGATGCTTCTCCCTTGATTGTAAGGTCGGCAGCTTCTAAGTTTTTACTTATAACTACGTCTTCATTAACCTCAACACTACCCTTGAATACACTGGTCAACTGTGTGTTCTCAACTGTAATCTTATCCCTTACAATGATCTCATCAAATACAGGACGTAAGTTTGCAGTCTCACCAACGATTGATAGTGATGGTGTATCAAGTGATGCTTCCTCACCAGTAACAGCAGAGATTCTAGTGTTACCAATAAACAAGTCACCATTACTGTTAAGACCAGAGTAGAATGCGATACCACCGTCTTCCTTCTGTGACTGTGCTAATAATGTCTCAGCATCAGTAAGAACTCTGTTCTGAACTGAGGGTAGACCAGTAGAGTAGTTACCAGGACCGAAACCAACATATTCAAATGTATGGTTACCAGATCTTAGAATACTAGGTCGTCTAAGTTCAGTTGCTGTACCACCTGTAGTATTAACAGGAACCATCCTTAATGCTAGATCAACTTCAGATGCATCACCATCACGTGCTTCTAACGTAATATATCCATCGACTGCTGCGTCAGATGTAGATGCGTTAGTATATTGGTTTCTAGATTCAATGATCCAGTCACCCATTGCTTCTTTAGTAATTGATAGTGATAAATCTTCTTGACCTACTCCATTGGTAGTTTCAACTAAACCAACAGTCACGTTACTAGCAATAGATGTTGCTTCGTTAGGATCTTCAGTTGGGTTGTCCTTATCTAGTGTAGGATATAAGTTGTTAATGTTTTGTGCAAATGAGAAATCAGATAAGTTACCATTTGTAGGTGATATACTACCTTTCAATACAGTCATGTAGTAGATACCATCTTGCACTGACTTCTTAAGTTCTTGCTCTACCTGTATGTCATATATGTAATAAACATCTCCATATGACTGTCCAGTAGGTACGTTTCTGGGTTGAATAACATAACCATTGATAGGTTCTCTTGATAGTGCAGTTGCATTGTCGACTGTATAACGTACACGATATGTCCTATCTCTTGATGATCTGTTATCTGCTATACGTTGTGTATATGATGAACCTGTGAATAGTGAGTTAGCATAGAATGACTCATTACCAAGATGATAATGAATACCCTCATATCCTGTTGTTAAATTAACACTTGCATCACCAGATGTTGCTGCTGTTACTCTTAGATACCAGTTCTGTTGATAACTGTCATACTGTAGTGGATGATTTGTGTCGCCAGGTGTAAATCCATT